TTTGCTGATGGAAATGCTGTAGAGCATTTTGATTTAGATCAAGAACTAACTACGACTACAGGATATAGAGGATTAAATAAATTAAATTATATAAAGATTAATGATACTTCAGGTAATCTTCTGTTTGGTGCTAATAACACTGGCGATAGTAGTGCTGGTGAGATCGATGTCAATGTAAGATCATACTTTAGTGATCCAGACATTACCCTCGATGGTACTGTTGCACAAACTTTAGACAAGACTGGAGATGGTAATCTAACATTCCAGACTACACAGAGTTCAACTTCTCTTAGAACATTAAGTATTTTTGCAACTAACTTAGGTTCTGGTGATAGTAAAGTAATTATTGGTGCAGAGAATGCTGTTACAATCACTGCATCAGATGCTGCTGGTAAAGTACAAGTAGAAGATACATATTTCCAAGGAGACTATATTGCTTCCTCTGCTGCTACCATGATCCTAGATCCTGGTGATGACAGAGCAGTAAGTGGTAAAGTTCAAATAATGGGGGACTTACAAGTAGATGGAACGACTACAACAATTAATTCGTCAGTCACTACGCTGGATGATCCTATCATTACTCTTGGCGGTGATTCTGCTCCAGGTTCGGACGACAACAAGGATCGAGGAGTTGAATTCAGATATTACGACGCAAGTGCAAAGGTTGGATTCTTTGGATACGATGATTCTGCCGTTGATCTTGGAGCACATACAGGAGCATTCACCTTCCTATACGATGCCACGAATTCCTCAGAAGTATTCTCTGGAACAGATGCAGGGATCGTCGCTGGTAACTTAAAACTAACAACTAATACTAACTCAACATCTAATACTACTGGAGATTTGGTAGTTGCAGGTGGTGTTGGTGTTGGAGATGATGTTAATATTGGTGGACTATTAGATGTAGACGGTACATTCCGTGCTAATAGCACATCTAGATTTGATGATAATATTGTATTCCAAGGTGCTTCTAAGACATTATCTTTGAATAATGGTAGTGGCACAACTAAAATCCAAATGCATACCACTACAGGTAATGCTGAGATTGGTGGTATCTTAACTAACACTGGTGCTATTGATGCTAACTCTAGTTTAAACGTAGCAGGTTTAGTTCATTTAGAATCTACTGATGCTCCTACTATTTCACTGAACTCTGGTACTGATCTTTATCAGATAGATTCTTCTGACTATGGTGCATTACAAGTAGATGGTGGTGGATATATTGATAAAGACATTCTGTTTAATGGAAACATATATCTAAACGGAGATTTCAACCAGAGAGATAGTAGTTCTGAGAGTTGGGGATTCAGGAACTGGTTGCAGGTCAGATATAAGGGAAGATTTGGTTCTTCTGCTGCATATACTCCTTCTTATGCTTCACATAATACCTCTAACTTAAGAGTATATGGTGGTGCTGGTATTGCTACTACACTTCATGTAGGAGGTACAGCAGCATCTCAAGGTTTATTTGTAGGTAAGAAAGATTCTGGAGACACAGTTAAGTTCAGTGTCTTAGGTGCTACTGGTAATACAACAATAGTTGGAACATTAAATGTTAACGATGCTGTTGATTTAGATAGCACTCTTAATGTAGATGCTGCTGCTACGTTCCAAGATAACGTAACTATCAACGCAGATAACAAGATGTTTACTATCGAGAATAACTCGTCAGTAGATCAGTTTACAGTTGATACAGATAATGGTAACACATATGTTGGTGGAACAATAACAGTTGATGATGCTGCAGAATTTAATTCAACATTAAATGTTGATCTTGGTGCTACGTTCCAAGACAACGTTACAATTAACGCAGATAATAAATTCTTTAAAGTTCAAAACAATTCAGCAGTTGATAAATTTACAGTTGATACAGATAATGGTAATACAGTAATTGCTGGAACGCTTGATGTTACGAGCAACGTTGGTATCGATGGCGATTTTGACATTGCTACTTCTAAGTTCACAGTTGCTTCTGCTACTGGTAATACAGTAATTGACGGCACACTAACTGTAGATGAGGCAGTTACAATTACATCAGGTGTATTAATTAACGATGCTAATAAAACTTTTACAATCCAAAACGGTTCTGCTGTTACTAAGTTTGAAGTTGATACTGACAACGGTAACACTAATATTATTGGTACAGTAACAGTTGGTGATGCTACACAGATCAACGATACATTCGGAACATCTGGTGTTAATACATTCACTAACAACACAGAGCAAACTCTAACAGGATCATACGCTGCTGATGGTTCTGCAAGATTCTCTGGTGGTATTGGACTAGCGAAAAACTTAGCAGTTGGTGGCGGGCTTAGAGTCTATGGTGGAACTGAATTATCAGGTGCTTTAGATCTTAATAGTAGTGCAGATATATCTGGTGCTTTGGTATGTAATGATAATGTGAACATCAAAGCAGACAATAAGATGTTTACTATTGAAACTGCTGGTGGTGTAGATAAGTTTACAGTTGATACCGATAATGGTAATACTGATATTCGTGGAACATTAGATGTTGGTGGAGATTTTACTGCTGAATCTAATTTTACAGTTACAGGTAATTTTACAGTCAATGGAACAACAACAACAGTCAATAGCACGGTTACCACTTACGACGACCCTATTATTACTTTGGGTGGTGACACAGCACCAGGCTCTAACGATGGTAAGGATAAAGGTGTTGAGTTCCGTTATTACGACGGCTCTGCTAAAATTGGGTTCTTCGGATATGACAGATCAACCTCCGAATTTGCATTATTAACAAGTGCAACTAATACTTCAGAAGTTCTCTCAGGAACAGACGGTGCTTTAAGAATTGGATCAGTTCATGTAACTGGTGCAGGTACTTCGTTAGATGTAGATAATAATTTAAATGTAGATGGAACAGCAACAATAGATGGTCAAATAACTTCTAATCTTGCTGATGGAACTGCTCCATTTGTTATTACATCTACAACTAAAGTTAATAATCTAAACGTTGACCGTTTGGATAACATGACAACTGCAAGTGCAAACACTGCATCCACAGTTGTTAACAGAGATTCTTCTGGAGACTTTGCTGCTAATCAAATCACTGCTGCTAGTGCTGTTGGTGCTGGTGCTGGATTCTTAGGTAACGCAACTACTGCTGATGCATGGAAGACTGCTAGAACATTCACCATCGATGGTGTTGTATCTGGTTCTGTATCTGTAGATGGTAGTGCTGCTCCAACAATCACAACAACATATGTTGATGCTGATATAACTGCACTTGCTGCACAGTCTGGTACTGGATATATGGTCAGGACTGCTGCAAACACTTATGCTCATAGAACATTTAGTGTAACAGCATCTTCTGGTATTACTCTCACAAACGCTGATGGTATATCAGGTAACACAACAATTAACGTTGCATCTGCAAGTAGTAATGCATCAAACAACTTAGTCTTACGTGATGGATCTGGTGACTTTGCTGCTAATGTAATTACATCATCACTAACAGGAGATGTTACAGGTAACTTAGTTGCTGCAACTTCTACTGCTAAAGATTTAAATCCTGCTGCTGATAGCACATATGACTTAGGTACTACTTCAGTTAGATGGCAAGGAATCTTTGCAGATGCTGCAAACATAACTGCTATTACTGGAGATCTTACAGGTAATATTGTTGGAACTACATCTACTGCTAAGAACTTAAATCCTGAAGCTGATAGTACATACGATCTTGGAACTAATACTGTTCGTTGGCAGAATATCTATTCAGATTCTGCAATTATAGCAACGGTCAATGCTGAACTTATTGGTAATGTAACTGGTGATGTAACTGGTAATCTTATTGGTGCTACATCAACTGCTAAGAATCTTAACCCTGCTACAGATAGCACACACGATCTTGGTGCAACTGGAACAAGATGGGCAAACGTTTTCGCTGATGCTGCTAACATCACTGCTATAACAGGAACCCTAACAGGAACTGTATCTAGTATTGCAAACCATGATACTGGAGCTCTATCAGAAGGATCTAATCTATACTATACTGATGAAAGAGTTGATGACAGACTTAACGCTGTTATCATTGCAGGTACTGGTGTTACTAAAGCATACGATGATGCTGCTAACACATATACATTATCTGTCACACAAGCAGACGTTAATACTGACACAGTAACTGAAGGATCAACAAATCTCTTTACTACTGCTGCTAGAACTAGAACCCACTTCACTTATGGAACTGGTATTAAACTTACTACTGCTGATTTAGCAATAGACTTTACTGAGTTTAACACAGGAAGTATCACTGAAGGAACTAATCTATACTACACTGACGAAAGAGTTGACGATAGAGTTAATGCTCTACTTGTTGCAAGCACAGGTATTACTAAAGTTTATGATGATACTGCAGGAACTTACACATTAAGTGTAACTCAAGCAGATGTTGACACAGACAATGTAACTGAAGGTTCATCTAACCTCTTTACAACTGCTGCAAGAACTAGAACTCACTTCACTTATGGAACTGGTATTACACACAGTTCTGGAACTTTATCAGTCACACAGGCAGATATTGATACAGACAATGTAACTGAAGGATCTACAAATCTATTCACAACTGCTGCTAGAACTAGAGGACACTTTACATATGGCACAGGTATTACACATGATGGTTCAGGTGCTCTTTCTGTAACACAGGCAGACATCAATACTGATAATGTAACTGAAGGATCTACAAATGTATTCTTCACTAACACTCGTGCAGATGCAAGAGTTGCTGCAGCAACTGGTACAAACTTAGATCTAAGTCAGAAGTCTACAACTAACCTTTCTGAAGGAACTAATCAATATTATACAGAAGCAAGAGTACAAGCAAAAATTGACAATGCATTTGATCAACTCAAAGCAATGTTAAACAACCTTGCTACTACAACAACATTAAAAGTCAATCTATCTGGAGACCCAACTCCTGGTACAGTTGTAACACTTGGAGCGATCAGTAATGGTGGTCTTGGTGGATACACTGCTGGATCAAATGTTGCTACTACAGGTGGAACTGGATCTTCATTAACAGTCGATACTACAGTAACCAGTGGTGCTATAACTGGAATTGCTTTAAACACTGCAGGTACTGGATATCTTATTGGTGATACAATTACAATTACTAACCCTAATCTAGGTGGTGTTAAGACACTTAACCTTGGATCATTATCCAATGGTGTTGGAGGATTTAGTTCTGGAACTGCTGTTGCTACTTCATCATCTGGATCAGGAACTAGTTGCACAGTTGATACAACTGCTGATGGCAATGGTGCTCTTACTAACGTAGTCATTAACGCTGCAGGGTCTGGTTATGCCATTGGAGAGACCTTAACCATTACTAACCCTAATGCAGGTGGTGTAGCAACCGTAGACACGCTTGTAGGTGGCACAGGATACGCTAACGGATCTGCTATTGCTACTACAGGTGGTGGAGGATCTGCTTTATCACTAGATCTTACAACCTCTAATGGTGTGGTAACTGGAGTTGTAATTAATGCTGCTGGTACAGGATACGCTGTAGACGAAACAATTACAATCGTAAATGCTAACGCAACTGGTGCTAAGACTCTTGGTTCTATAGCAAGTGCTGGAACTGGATATGCTGGTGGAACAGGAATTGCAACTGCTGCTTCTGGATCTGGATCTGGTGCAACTGTTGACATTACAGTTGATGGATCTGGTGCTGTAACAGGTGTCACAATCAACGATGATGGATTAAACTACGCTGCTTCTGAAGTATTAACAATTACTAACGCTAATGCATCTGGAGTTGCAGGACTCACATTAACTGGAGGTGGTACTGGTTACACTGCTGCAAATGGAGTTGCTACAACTTCATCTGGATCTGGAACTGGAGCGACTGTTGACATTACAGTTTCTAATGGTGTTGTGACTGGAGTTACCCTCAATGATGATGGATTAAATTATGCATCATCTGAAGTAATTACTATCACCAATGCTAATGCATCTGGAGTTAAGACTCTTGGATCAATCACTGCTGCAGGAACTGGATATACTTCTGGAACAGTCACTGGAGTTGCTACAACTTCATCTGGATCAGGAACAGGACTAACAGTTGATGTTACTGCTGATGGATCAGGAAATGTTACTGGAGTTGCGATTAATAATGATGGATTGAATTATGCAGCATCTGAAATTATAACTATATCAGGTGAAGGAAATGGTGATGCAACCATAACCGTATCTGCTATTCATGGAAATGGAGCTCAATTATCTGTTTCTGCAATACATGGTAACGGATGCACAATCCCTGTATCTGCTATTCATGGAAATGGAGCAACGGTTGATGTTGCTACAATCTTTGCTAATGCAACTGTAAATACTTCTACAGTATTCACCAACGCAACCTTCGCTCTAAGCGATATCATTGCGATGGAAGTAGGTGGAACCTTAACAGGTGCAACCTCTGGTACAACTGGAGTCATAACTGCTATGGATGCCACATCTGTTACTGTTGATAATGTAGATGGATTCTTCAAATCTGGAGAAACCGTTGGTGCTAATGATGTTACTAACTTGACAATAAGTTCATTCGGATAATTTCACATGTCGGCTACTAGACCCGCAACTAAAACTGAATTAAAAGACTATGCTCTTCGTAGATTAGGATATCCTACGATAGACATTAACGTTGCTACTGAGCAACTAGATGATCTAGTAGAAGAAGCAATCGATTACTATCAAGAATATCATTACAATGGAAGTTTTAAAACTTTCATGAGAGTTGAAGTTACACAGGCAATGTTGGATTCTGGGCAAGGATTTACTCAGGAAGGTTCTACTGATTGGTATGGTATGGATAATTATATTTCCACACCTCCAGGTATGCTAAACATTAATCATGTTTATACCAATATTGGTATGTCAAAAATGTCTGGTGGTAATATATTCAATATTAAATATCAACTTTTCTTGAATGACATTTATAATATGACACATGGTCGTATTTTACATTACTTCATGACTTCTCAATATCTTGAGACTTTAGATTGGGTAACCAACTCTCAAGCAAATCGTAGAGTAAAATGGAATGAATTACAAGGAAAACTTTATATGGACTTTGATTGGAAAGACATAGAAGTAGGTGATTTTATTATGGTTGATTGTAACATGCGTCAAGACCCAGAAACGTACACTGCCATGTATAATGATAACTGGTTGAAGGATTATGTGGAAGCATTATTCCAACAGCAGTGGGGTCGTAACCTAAGTAAGTATGATGGTATTCAAATGCTAGGTGGTGTTACCTTAAATGGTAGACAGATTCTTGAAGATGGATCAACATTCAAACAAGATCTAGAAGAAAAAATACGTGATACTTATGAATTACCACCTTTAGATTTGGTAGGTTAATATGGCAATTTCTAATACACCAGCACAAGATTACGTTCAGTCGGACTATACGAACTCTGCACGTTTAAATATAAACGGTTCTGCTCAAGAGCAGAAGTTCATGGAAAACCTTATCGTTGAATCAATTGAAATTTATGGACAAGACATATATTATGTTCCGAGGACTATCGTCAATCGTGACACGGTTTTCGGAGAAGATTCGGACGGCAAGTTCGAGTCTGCAAAACCAATCAGAGCTTATGTCAATAACGTCGATGGATGGGAAGGACAAGGTGAGTTACTTACAAAATTTGGAATACGCATCGAAGATAAAACGACGTTTATATTCTCCCGTGAAAAGTTTAAAGAAAAGGTTGACGACTCTACAGTCCTTAATGTCGAAGGAAGACCCAACGAGGGGGATCTAATTTGGTTCCCAATAACAAAGCATTTATTTGAAATACAATTTGTAGAAGTCGAACGTCCTTTTTACCAGTTGGGTAAAGGGTATGTTTGGGAATGTCAATGTGAACTCTTCGAGTACAGTGACGAAGAGATCAATACTGGTATCACTGAACTTGATGCTGTTGAGACTGCCTTTGCTAATGCTATTACAGTTGGTCTTGCAGCAGGTGGGTCTGGTGATTTCACTGTTGGTGAGACTGTTACTGGTGGAACAAGTAACATTACTGCTGAAGTCAAGTCTTGGGATAGTGGCACACGAACTCTTATTGTTATAAATCGTTCTGGTATATTCACTATACCTGAAACAATAACTGGTGGTACTTCAAGTGCTTCTTGGACAACTGCTTCATATAATACTATAGATAATAAGAATACTGAATATGATCAGAACTACGAATTTGAAACTGCTGATGATGATATCATCGACTTTACAGAATCGAACCCATTTGGTTCTGTTGGATCAACTACTGACTTGACAATCTAATGCTAGGCACTTACTCTTATAACGAAATTTTTCGTAAAACAATTATTGCTTTTGGTACGATGTTCAATAACATCGAGATCAGAAGACAGGATGAGGTGATGAAAGTTCCTCTTGCTTATGGTCCTAAGCAAAAATTTCTTGCACGTTTAGACCAGAATCCAGATCCAACTAACAAAAGGGTTCAGATTACTCTTCCTAGAATATCATTTGAAATATCTGGAGTAGGTTATGATCCTGCAAGAAAAGTTTCTCCTACCCAAAAAGTAAAGATTAAGAAGGATGGTTCTTCTAATTACAATGTTTATATGCCAGTACCATATAATCTAGATTTTGAGATGGCAATTATTTCAAAGAATCAAGATGATGGTCTACAAATTTTAGAACAAGTATTACCATTTTTCCAACCTCATTATAACCTATCGGTTAAACTACTTTCCAGTATGAATGAGGTTAAGGATGTCCCTGTAGTTTTAAATAATCTTGATTATGAAGATGACTATGAAGGAGATTTTTCAAGTCGTAGAGCAATCATTTATACATTACAGTTTACAGTAAAGACATATCTATACGGACCAATTTCCGAGTCCAAGACTATCAAGAAGGCACAGGTCGATTACTATACATCAACCAATACTACTTCTGCACCAAGGCAAGTTCGTTATGCTGTTACACCTCAATCTACTATTGATAGAGATGGTGTAGTTGTTACAACTAGTTCTGCTGCTATTGGAACTACTGCTACTTCAGTAACAGTAGCAGATGCTTCTACCATTAGTCAGTGGGATAACATCTATATTGGCAGTGAGACAATGAGAGTAACTAAGAAAGTTTCTAATACTCTTACTGTTATTCGTGCTCATGCAGGTACTGCTGCTGGTAGTCATGCTTCAGGTGCTAATGTGTATAAGATAGATGCTGCAGATGATGCTTTACTTGAGGCAGATGATGACTTTGGATTCAATGAGTTAACCAGTAACTATCAGGATATGAAGAAGTATAATCCTGTAAGTGGTAGTGATGAGAATATCTAATGAAAGATTTTGATGGGTTAAACAATGCTTTTGGATCTGAACCTTCAGATTTACAGAAGCATGTGGAATCAGTTAAACCTTCTCTCAAAAAGAGTGAAGAAGGAGATGTAAAGCAAGACTATGAAATGAGTCGTGCTAATTTACATAACCTAGTTATGAAAGGTCAAGAAGCATTAGATGGTATAATGGATGTTGCACAGAGTAGTGATCATCCTAGAGCATATGAAGTTGCTGCTTTAATGATTAAAAACGTTGCAGATACAACAGATAAGTTAATTGATCTACAGCGAAAGATGAAAGATTTAGATGCTGAAGATAAGAAAGGACCGACAAATGTTACTAATGCTATGTTTGTTGGAAGCACTGCAGATCTACAGAAGATGCTAAAAAATATAAATAAAGATACAACAGAATCTACATAGACTCGACAATGACAGTTTTAAACGTATTAAGTACTAACGCAATAGCCGCAGGTGCGACTGAATACCAAGTCACAAAGACTGGTTTCTATCGTGTCATATCAACCGCAGGAGATGCTACAGTAGCATTTAATGACGGACCTGCAATCACTTTGATTCAAGATGAGGCAATCCTACTTAAAGGTGGTAAGCCTGGTCATGCAAAGGTTTTAAAAGGCGTTGATGATTCAACAGCAGATTATACATTAGGTAGACACCTACATGAAACATCATCAAGTCACCCGTTTTCTGCGGGAGATTATATTGCTGTAGAAGATGATAGTACTGATCCTGCTATTGATAGCAATTTTCTTTCTGCTGGCACAGTCGGTAAAAAGATAACTGCAGTTGTAGGAAATACAATTACTACAGATATAGATTCATCAAGTGCATCTGCAGACTATACATATGCTTCTGGTCCTCAAGCAGTTGTTAAACGTGCTACTAAAATAGTAGTTGCAACAAATGCAATAGTATTAGAAGAGATACAAATAGTCGGAGGTTAAATGCCAGCCGTTAATCAAAAAGCTGAAAGAATTGTCAAGGGAATGAAACGTCGTTCCCGTGATTTCAAAAGACTTTACGGTGATCGTGACAAGGAAGTCATGTATGCAACGGCAAACAAGTTAGCTCAGAAAGAAAACTTAAAGGTTATGTATTACGCAGATTTCATCAAACTAGTTGAAGGCAACCCTACCACTAGAATGTTAACAAAGTCGAAGACAAAAACGACTGCACATATTAGTGCTGATAGAGGATCAGATGAAAAAGCGAATCGTACAAAACGCAAAGGTTTAGAAAAAGATTTAAAAAAGAAAGGCATCGGATATAAGAAAGGTGTCGGTGAATACAAATACGATGATGGTAAGACAGGAAAAGAAGTATCTTATCAAACAACGAAACCAGATAAAATGAGCAAGAGGAAGTTTGGAAAATTAACTCGTCGTCTTGGTCGTAAACATGGACAAGAATCTGTAATCACAAAAGACAAAGACAAACCAGCGAAGTTACACTACACCGATAAAAGTAAGAAAAAATCTGAGACTGTAGGCAAATCCAAAGCAGGAAAGCACCCCGATAGTTATGGAGAAACATCAGGCACTAAGGTAAGAAGTGGAAAACTCCCCAAGAAAACAAACAAACCAGCATACCACTACAACAAGTAAAGAATTCCAAGAGATATTGTTAAGAGAACTAGATCGACTACAAGACGAAAAACATTGTAGAAAATCTAGTGTGAGGAAACGCAAATAATATTGCGTATTAATACTCATGTGGTATAATAAATAACCAATGTAACGTGGAGTTGAAACTATCATGTCCCACTATACTGTCGGTTATCACGACGATCAGAGACATATGCAAGAAATTTGCACATATGCACATGATGCATATGAAGCAATTCAGGACGTAAAGGAGGATGTATCGTACCTACACGATCATCCTCATTATATTGATTACGTGCTGCAAGATAAAATATGAAAACTATTAATCAAAACAAGCACGAGATTATGTGGTGGATGAGCAGACTAACTATTATGGGATGTGCTTTAGCACTCTCGGTGAAGTTTGCAGCATCAGCATATGTCTAAATTAACAAAGGAACAAATCGGTTATAAAACAACTGATAAGATCCGTCAGATGTGGTTACTCAATCCACATGACCATCATTTCTTATATGTGAGAGATGATGGTTCTTTTTATGGATTCACACATATGAAAGGAGAAGATCCAGAGGAATGGTTTTGGGAACCAGATGGTATACAAACAGAGTTGTTTCCACCAGAACCACCTAAGTCCCATAAATTTACACAAGAGCAACTTGATCGTGCTCCCCATCATAATATTTTAGAGAAGTACTATGGTAAAGATTGGGTCTTAAAAGAAAACAAAGACCTAGAAGATCACTTCTAAATACATGTAATTACAAAAATTAATATATGCTATCTACTCAATACCGTTTAAGGTTAACAGCAATTTGTAAGGACATAGGTGCTGGAGTTGAAGTTAGTCTAGATGATATGATCTGGGCAGAGAAATTAGCAAAAGCAAACACTGCTGCTAGAGGTATGCTGAATACAGCAAGAAGAATTAGTGTAGATCCGACTGATTCTTTTCTGAATGAGTTGAACATTGGAGACCCCGATTCAACTCATCATCGCAGGGGTTTCGGAGATC